TGGATGGACAGCATGACAAGGCACTAGTTGAAGAGCAAGTAGCTGATAAGTACCTAGCTAATGAGCTAGAAAAAACCGACCAAGTTATGAATAACAACACGGTCAAAAAACGATTTAATACATACGTCTCTAAACAATCTAGATAATGAACTCAAGAACCTCCAATCTATACATCGGGAACGTAAACCCGAACGGTACTCCAGAAAACTTATCAGCAGCAACTACTGGTGCTGGAGCATCTTTTGCCGCTTTCCATGCAGACACTGATTATGTAGTTATTGATGTCCAAGACAACAATGTAATTGTTACGTTTGATGGATCTGCTCCCACTGCATCTAACGGTCATCTTCTTGTAAAAGAACAAGGACTCATTGTGCTAAGCAAGAACGCCGCTAAAGGAGCAAAATTCCTTGGGTCTGGTGGAACTTCAATAATTCAAAGCACTGAGTTTGTAGACTAGTCCCTATGAGAAACGTAGGGCTTAAAAACATTTTTGAGTTCTTACGGGCAGGTCGCGTAGGAGCTAGAATCGGTGGCGTAGTATCCACTATCTACGAGAGTTTTCTTGTAAATGATGGTGCTGGTGGCACTGAGTCATTTATAGATTCAGCAGGAGAAACATTTAACGTAAGACAGTAATGGCGTACAACAGTTCACATACAGGCGTACAAATAGATGATGCTATAGACAAGACTCAGTTGATGCCTGAGCTAAAGGGGGAAAGAACGACTTACGCCAATCTCCCAGCAAGCCCGACTACTGGCGATGTTTATTTAGTTACCACTGCCACTGCTGGCTACCCTGCTGGGTTTTACCGTTACAGTGGATCTGCTTGGGTATTTATGGGCAGGGAAGCTGCTCCTGTAGACTCGGTTAATACTCAGACCGGAGCAGTGGTGCTAGATGCTGACGACATAGACGACACTTCAACTACCAATAAATTTACGAATGCTGCCGACATTAGCAGGCTATCAGCGGTTGAAGCTGGGGCTGACGTAACCGATACAGATAATGTGCAAGCGGCTGGAGCCTTGATGGATTCGGAGGTAGATGCCGACATCAAAACGCTATCACTGCCAGCCAACACAACTATAAGCGCGTTTGGAGCTAGTCTGATTGACGATGCTGACGCAGCTACGGCAAGGACCACGCTAGGCGTTGATGCGGCTGGGACAGACAACAGTACAGATGTAACCTTGGCGGGGACGGGAACCTACATTAGCATTGCTGGGCAGGTCATTACGGTAGACCCAATTACGGAGAGCGACATCTCTGATTTGGGGACGTACCTCACTGCCGAGTCTGATACGCTGAACAGCGTAACAGGACGTGGAGCAACGACGACTAATGCCATCACTGTTGGGTCCATTACTATTAGCGGAGAAATTGTAGAAGATGTTCACATTGACTCCGCCGTAACGGGATCTCTAACCTTAGATCCAGCAAACGGAACGATACAGGTCCTCACTTTAACTGGCAACGTAACTTCCGTTACGGATTCTTTGGCAAACGGAGAGTCAATAACTATAGTGTTTGGCACAGGAGGAAGCTCTTACACAATTTCTGGTTGGCCTACCACTAAGTGGGTTGGGGGTTCTGCACCAACAATAGACACTACCAACAATAGCATTATTGTTCTTTGGAAAGCCAATAGCGTATTATACGGAATGGAGTCAGGAGTAGCATCATAATGAACATACTGAAGATCACAGACGGCGTACCTAGAAAATATAGTGAGGCTCGATTAAAGCGGGACAATCCTGACACATTGTTTCCGAACTTACTAACTGCAACTGTACTTGCAGATTTTGATTGCTACAATTACACCGTAGATTCTAAGCCATCCTACAATGCTACTCTTCAAAACCTAAATCCAGTATTTGAACAAAGAGCTGATGGATGGGTTCAAACTTGGGAGGTTGTAGATTTTAGCGATGAGGCTGCCAAAAGCCGACTCCAGTCCCAGATTACGGCGGATCGCTGGAAGAAAGAGCAAGGCGGCGTTGAGTGGCTAGATAGTAATTTTGACTTGTGGCGTATAGCTACAGATAGCAACAGCCAGCAGAAGATGACCTCGGTCTTAACAATGTTGATAGCCAATCCTATATCTGTAGGCTATTCTAATTGGAAGATGGACAAGAAGGTGCAGATTACTTGGACTGACTTAGACGAGGATAACAATGAAATCCAATTTACAGAAGAGGTTTGGCAGAAAGCGTTCCGACATAACTCACTAGATGAGTGGAACGAAATGGTCGCTTTGGTTAGCACTCATATTAAAAACTGTTTTGATGCAGAGTCTAATGCGTTAGCTAAAGTGGAGGCTGGCGATCTTACTGTTACATTCCAGAGCGAGTTTGAATTGCTGTAATGCTGCGTTGGAAGTCCAGTTTAAAGCCTGCTGCTGCGGCCCCTCCTCCTACGGGCATCACACTTGAGGATTCTGCCGTAACGACGGGTGTTCAGTATTCTTCTACACCATTTGATATTGATGTCAACATACCAGCGGTTTCTGCTAATGACATTCTATTGCTGCTTTGCGCAAGTAACTCTGCAAGCGATCCAGCACCTTCTCCTCCAACTGGTTGGACAAAAATAGCCGAACAAGATGGATCAACCACAAGCCAATCAACTGTAGCGGCTTTCTGGAAACGTGCTTCTTCATCGGCGTCAGCCACAACGGAAACGTGGTCTGCATTCTTTCCTAGCACTCAAGTTTACTATATCTGGGTCGGAGCTTATTCTGGTTGCGTGACAAGTGGCTCTCCAGTTGATGCCTACGGGTCATCAGCAATGCCTTATGGTACGCCGTGGCCTGTCAATGTTACGACAACAACCGCAGACACGATGATTACGACCATCAGCGGCACCACGAATGTTGTAACACATACTTGGACCGATGGTACAGAGTTGGTTGATACTGCATATCCGGGTACCAACGCATCTGTTTCTATAAATGAAAAACTAGAAGCTACTACTGGATCTAAAACCAGAACCGTTACGCCTAGTACAACAACTGGCAACGCTATGATCGCAGTGGCGTTAAGGTCTGCTGGTCCTTATTTAATAGACGAGAATTTTGATGACAATTTGTTGCCGTCTGATTGGACATTTACTAGCGATGGTGGAAATAGCTACACAGTTTCCGGTGGATTGCTTTCTGCCGTCAACTCAGATGATTATGTGACATTCGATGTTCCTGCGGCTATGCAGGATGAGTTTTGGGTTAAAGCACTCATAGATAATATTGGTGGCACTCCTAGCAAGGCTCAGTGGTGTCCCTTTATTGAAGTTTTAGATTCATCGAGTGCTGAATTTATTAAGGCAGAATTCTGGGGGCAAGAACCTCCATACGGGTCTGGCACTTATCACTTGGATGGTGCTACTACAGTCGCATCTTTGGCACAATCTATATTTGCTAATAGCCATTATGCTTGGTTTCATTTCGTTAAAAACGGAACCAGTGAGTTGTGGGTTAGTCAGTCAAGCACTAGACCTACAACGGATAGCACTAGTGAATGTGTCATAAGTTGCTCGACTGATAACACTAGCGCAGATAAGATCAAACTGAGGCTAGGCTACGGAAACGGAACACGTCCAATATACTGGGATTTCTTCATTGGAGATGAATTTGATACGGATTAACATTCAACTGCATAATATGAAAATCTTACTCCTGTCGTTAGTATTTCTTGGTACCGTTCTAAACGCAGCAGACCTGCGTTTGGAATGGCAGGACAACTCGGACAACGAGGATGGCTTTGAGATTTGGAGACAGCAGAACAGCGGAGAATGGCTATTGATAGGAGCCACAAATGCAAACGATGCTGCTTTTGTTGATGGCGTCATCCCTATCGGCGTAACTCTGTCATATAAAGTGAGAGCGTGGAATCAATTTGGCGAGAGTGGTTTTACTAACATAGTAAGCATTGGCACTTTCCCTCCAGCAGCACCAAGCAGTCTAAAGGGAGCAGCGGTTAGGAGTAATGCAGTAAGTGAAATTAGGCCAGAAATACCTGAACGCGACATCACCATAAAAACATATAGAGACGAGCGAGGGCGTCTAATCATTGTCCGATCATGAGGAAATTGTCCACCATAGGTTCTTGCAAGGGTGACAGATACCTTGACATAACGGATTACAAACAGGTTTTGCAATCTATGTGTTTAGAAAAGGGATGGGAGTACGAAACATTTAGGGATTATATTTTTTTTAACGAACAATGTTTTAACATCAAAGACAGGAACGAACTCTTGAGGCAGCTAGAATGTAGGAAGCTTTCAATTAGCAAGATGAAGGAGTACGCTTTAAAATACGATCAGTGAAGGAAGTGGTAGAAAGATCAGCTATAGGAGTTCTAGGATCAGGCACTGGCTTGGCTCTAGCAGGAACAAATCAAGTGTTATCTGTGATAGCATCTGTGTTCACTATAGTGTTTATGGGTCTTTCTATTGTAAAAATCATAAAGGATATAAAGAAGAAATGAACGGCGAGCTAGTGGCAATGCTTGGAGGTGGTGTCACGGGATTTGTAATGAAACTCATCTCAGCCCAAATGAACATCCAAGCAAATGCCATTCAGTCCATGATTAAGAGACAAGGAGTAGCAGATGATTCAGCAGATAAAGCAGCACAAAGAAGTGGAGAAAGCGGGGCATGGATCAGACGTTTCATTGCAATTTGCATTCTCTTCTCAGTGGTATTTGCTCCCTTCATTATGGCTTTCTTCGACATACCAGTAACTGTCGAGTCAGAGAAATCGGGTATGTTTAAATTTTTAGGAATAGGAGCAGACAAGTGGAAACATTTAGAAGGGTTTGTATTGTTGCCTGAAGTGAGGCAGGGAATGCTCGCCCTGCTAGGTTTTTATTTTGGAAGCTCACAAGTTAAATAGAAAGTATAAATATGTACGGAAAACGCAAATCATGTGGTGGCTACGGTAAGGGTCGCAAAGGAAAGAAGTAGTAATGCCCAAGGACGCTTGCTACAAAAAAGTTAAGGCACGGTACAAAGTGTTTCCATCTGCGTACGCAAGTGGGGCTATAGCCAAGTGTCGCAAGGTAGGTGCTGC